ATCACCACTATCGTTATCCCTCTGGCCTACCGGTTGGGCAAGGCTTGGATCATGGCAAAGATAGCCTCCGCTGAGGCCAAGGTGGCCGCTATCAAGGATGACCAGAAACGGGCTGCGGCTGAAGCCAGCCTCCGGGCGGTGGAATATGCCTTCAAGCGGGTGGATCATATCGTCAGCAACACTGTGGCCGAAATCGCGCAGACGGCGGCTGTGGATTCCAACCTGTCGGCGGATGAGAAAAAAGCCCGGTTGGAACTGGCGCTTACCCGTATCAAGCATCAGATCCCGGAGCGGTTGACTAAAGTGCTATCGGGGGTGGTGAACGATTTTGACCGTTACCTGATCACCAAAATCGAGGCCACCCGTTTCCAGCAAAAGCAACTTAAAGGGTGAGTTGAAATGGGTTGGATCGGGCGCATGCTTAAACAGACGGCCGTTTATTGGGGCAACCCGGTGAACGATGGCCGCGGGGGGTTCACCTACGATGACCCGGTGGAGGTGAGCTGTTATTGGGCGGACCGGCAGGAGCTGTTTATGTCCGCCACCGGGCGGCAGGAGCTGAGCCGGTCGGTGGTTCATCTGCTGGTGGCGGTTGAATTGGGTGGGTGGCTGATGCTGGGTGAATTAGCGGATCTGTCAACCGACATCGAGGAGCCGTCGGATGTGGCTTCAGCGTTTCAGATCCGGGCCACCGCAGCCATCCCTTCCGTTTCCGGGCTTCAAACTTTGTACAAGGCGTGGCTATGACCCCCACTATCAAATTCGAGGGAATGGACGCGGTGATTCGGGGGTTGAATGACCGGATTGGGCGGATGGAATCATTTTCGTTTACCGGATTAACTGTTGCCGCCCAGGATACCCTCGGAAAAGCCATCCCACTCACCCCAATTGACACCGGGAACCTGCGGGGGTCGTCAGGGGTCAGCCCATTCCGTGGGTTATCGGGGCATAAAAATTATGTGGTGATTTACTACAGCGCCAGCTACGCTCCGTTTGTTCATGAGATCAGCAAGAATTACCGGGTGGGCGGGTGGAAATTCCTGGAAACGGCATTGAAAACTAACCAGAAACGGATACTGGATATCATAGCACTCTATGCCCGGAGGGGACTGGCATGAAACCGATGAGTGAGGACGTGAAAGACATCTTGACTGAGTCGGCGGCCGGCGCCCTGGGGCTGGTATTCGGAACCAACCTGTTCATCGGCACGGAGCCCCCGGAGCCGGATGCGGCGGTGACGCTGTACGACACCGGGGGGCATGACCCCGACATCCAAAACGATTTGTACCAGCCCACCCTCCAGGTTAAGGGCCGGGGCGGCAACTATCTGGCTGCGTACGCAACGATGCGGGCTGTGATGGCCTACTTAACAGCCGAACGCAACATAACCGTCGGGGGCACCCGATACTTGGCTTTTTGGCCCGTCGGGGACATCAACGCACTGGGGCGGGATGAAAAAAACAGAGCATTGTTCACCTTGAATTTCCGTACAATGAGGACGGAATAACTACAACAACCCATAGGAGGAAAGCAAAATGACGACTGCGGCAATTGCTGGCGTAGGAACCAGTTTCAAGAGGGGCAACGGTGGGAGCCCGGAGACATTCGCATCGGTGGCCGAGGTCAACAGCATCAGCGGTCCCGGAATGACCCGTGGGCAGATCGACGTGACCAGCCTGGACAGCACCGGCGGGTACAAGGAGTACATCGCCGGGTTCCGGGATGGGGGCGAAATCAGCCTCAACATGAACTTCACCAGGGATGGCTACATCGCACTGATGGCGGATTTTGAAAGCGATTCAGCCCGGAATTACCAGATTGTCCTCCCGGATACCGGCGCCACCACCATTGACTTCGCCGGGCTGGTGATGGGTATTCCGTTGGACATCCCTACTGACGGCAAGATCACTTGTACTTGTACTATCAAACTGACCGGTGCCCCCACTATCAGTTCGTAATGGGGACCGGGTGACTTTTCTTAGGAGGTTCAAAATGATCTTAACCAAAGATCAGATTCTGGCGGCTGAGGATTTGAAACGCGAAACGGTGGAAGTGCCGGAGTGGGGCGGTGAAGTTATCGTGTCCACTATGACCGGGGCGGGCCGGGATGCGTGGGAGTTCGAGGTGTACGGGATGAAGGGGGAGGACCGGAACGTGGAGAACATCCGCGCCAAGCTCATCGCGGCCTGTGTGGTGGATGAGTCCGGGGCTCTGCTTTTCCCCTCCCCGAAGGATGTTATTGCCCTGGGCAAAAAGTCTGCCCGCGCATTGGATCGGGTATGGGCGGCGGCCCGGAAGTTGAACGGGATCGGGGCGGCCGAAATGGATGAATTGGAAAAAAACTCGCAGAGCGCCCCCAGCGACAGTTCTATTTCCAATTAGCTCTGGAACTGGGGATGACCGTCCGGCAGCTCCTGAACTCCGTGGACAGCCGGGAGCTGTCCGAGTGGCGGTCATTTTTGACGATCAAGTCAGGGCGCAGTCAGTACCCGAAGCAGCGGCCCGAGGACATCAAAGAGTTTTTCAAGGGGTTGGCCCGGCGGAAGAAACGCGCCAATAAGGCCAAAGCCAAAAAGCGCAAAAAGGGGATCGAGGTCAATGCCAACGACGGTCGGTGAACTCAATGCAATCCTCGGTATGGACAACCGCCAGTACCTGGCCAAGACGCGGGAGGCCACCGCGGCCACCCGCCAGATGGTCGGGGACATCACCAACAGCGTGGGCCGGGTTCATGCAGCCACCTCAAAAATGTCGCTGGCGATGTCCTCAATGATAGCCCCGATTGCTGGTATCGGGTTGACTCTCCAATTTGGTCAGTTGGCCAAAGAGGTTGTACGGGTGGGTTCCAGTTTTGAGAATATGGAAATGAAACTGGAGCAAATCACCGGGGGCCGAGGCAAGGAAAAGCTGGCCGAATTGAATGAGTGGGCATTGCGAATGCCGGTTGATACTGAACAAGCGGTCCAGGCGTTCATCCGCATGAGTGCCTATGGGTTGGAACCTACCATCAAAAATATGACCACTCTCTCCGATGTGGCGGTCATGATGGGGAAGGAAGCCCTGCCCCGGGTATCCCTGGCCCTGGGACAAATGGCCGCCCGTGGAAAAATTAGCCAACAGGAATTGAACCAGCTGTCTGAGGTCGGGATCAACGCCACCAAGTACCTCCGGGAAGCATTCGGAATGACGGTGGATGAGCTACAGGACGCGAAAGTTGATATCAACGAGGTAATCAGCGTCATCTGGAAGGGTATGGAAAAGGATTTCAAGGGCGGTTCCGAAAAAGCCACCCGGACCCTGACCGGTATGACTGAGCTTTTGAGATCAGAGTTTGTTGAGCTGGGCCGGGTGATATCCAACGCGGGGGTGATGGATGCGTTGAAGTCCGGGTTGGCCGGGGCGGTCGAGGGGGTCCAGAACTTCCGCAAGGAAAATGAAGAATGGCTGAAGCTCGAAATCCCCAAATACATTGACGGGATTACCAACTCATTCAAAACCCTGTCCAGCATTACCACCTACGTGGTCAAAGAGGTCGGCACCGACACCATTGAATACGGTATCCTGGGCCGGATCCTTTTGGGATCCTGGAAACCGGGATTGTTCCTGGCGTTTGTTGATGAAGCAGATAAAAAGATCCGCAGCCTGGCCGAAGCCTCTGGGCTCCATCCTTCTAATGAGGGGATTTTTGAGCGGAGCCTCTCCAATATGAAGGATTTTGTACTGAGCGCACGTGATGCGGCCAATATCACGTTTGATATATTCGTCAAGCAACCGGCCAATTTTCTGCGAACACTCCCCGAAATCATGTCAGGGATGCGGGATTTCTGGTCAGGTGGGCTGACTGAAAAAGGAACGTCTGGCCCTTCGGAAGCCCGGTTCAAGGACCGGATGCCGGAGGACTGGCAGCTGTTGATGCCCAAAACGGGCAAATACGCCGGGTTTAAATCTGAATTTGAAAACTCATATGCCCAGTTTGAAACTGGGGCGAAAACATATGTCAAAAAGATTGAAAAACTCACCGACGAACAGAAGCGGGAGTTGAAAAAGTTTCAGAACGAAATCAAAAAAGCCCAGGAGGAGTTTGCCGAGGCGTTGATGGGGCAAACCAAATTGGACGAAGCCCTGTTGACCTCCGGTGCCGATATATCCCGGATGCATCAGGAGCGGCAGAAAACCCTTGACAAAGAAGCTCTGGGGCAGGGCTCCGAGGCGATGATTGCTGACCAGGCTACCTACGAAAAATGGAAAAAGGATACTGAAGACACTTTCCGGTTTCTGGACCAGTTGACTGAGCGGACAGCTGAGCGGATGCAAGATAATTTTTCAGATCTGTTTTTCGATGCGTTCCGGGGGGAGTTGAAAAGCCTGGAGGATTATGCCAGCGCCATTATGACCAGTATTCAGCGGATGATGGCGGACTTGGCCGGGCAGATGGCCACCCAGTACCTATTCGGGTCAGCCACCCCCGGGGGCAAGGGCACCGGCGCCTTGAAAGGCGCAGGGGGATGGCTGAGTGGTTTGTTCGGTGGGGGTGGAGGATCGACAGCTGGTGGGGCAACCGCAGCGGCGGGATCATCGTATTCGGCCGCTGAGGGGGTCATCAATATGGCGGCCCAGGGGCGAGTGTTCAACGCGGCCGGGGTGGTTCCCTTCGCCCGTGGGGATGTGTTTGACTCCGGGTCAGTGAATTTCCGGTTCGCCCGCGGGGGTGCTGTGGCGGGTGAAGCGGGGCCGGAGGCGGTTATGCCCTTGAAGCGGGGTGCCAGCGGGCGGCTGGGGGTTGAGGTGATGAGCGGGCGGGGGGCGACGATAGTGGAAAATCATTTCCATATCGGGCAGGACGGTAATTTGACCCGTCAATCGGTAAACCAGATACAGGCGGCCACCGGAACCGCGGTGGGCCGGGCGGTGCGGAGGAATGGATAATGTCTGACCTACCCATAGTGTTCCCCACGGACATCGGCTATTCGTCCCGCGGCGGCCCCGGCTACAACACCACCATCGTGGTCAACAGTGCCGGGATCGAAACCCGCAATCAGAACTGGAGCCAGTCACGAGGGGAGTGGGACATCGCTTATGGAATAAAAACCCAGGAGCGGTTGGAGAATTTGATAAATTTTTTCCATGTAGCAGCTGGTCGTGCAAACACATTCCTATTCAAAAACCCCCTGGACTACAAGTCAACTGAATACACCGATGACGCAATAACCGCCACCGATCAGGCGATTGGGACGGGGACCGGCGCCCTGACCACGTTCCAACTGGTCAAGGTTTATAACCAATCTGGTTACACCCGCAGCAAAACCATCTATAAACCTAAGGCGGGGACGGTCCGGGTGGCTGTGGCAGGGGTGGAAAAATCCCTAACCACTCATTTCACTGTTAATACCGTTACCGGGGTGATCACGTTCACCGCCGGGAATATTCCTACTGCTGGGCAAGCGGTCACGGCGGGGTTTGAATACTATGTCCCAGTGCGGTTCGATGTGGATGCGATTTCGGCTTCATTGGATGATTACCAGGCGGGCCGGATTAGCGTCCCTCTGGTTGAAGTGAAAACAGCGGATTGATAGGTGATTTATGTCTCATGAGCGGGCTATATCGGCGGGGTTGAAGGCACACCTGGCGCTGTCCACCACTACGATGGCGCAGTGTTGGAAGATTAAGCGCAGCGACGGGACCGAATACTTTTACACAGACCATGACGCTGAAATCGTTTACGATGGCGACACGTACACCCCGGTGGGCGCCGGTAAGCTAACGGATCTGAACCAAACCAACACCCTCTCCGTGGATAATCAGGACATTGATATTCTGTTTGAGGGGATCACAGCGGCTGAACTGCGGGCGGGGTTGTTTGATAACGCTGAGATCTGGACGTTCAAAATAAATTGGGCCGATACTGGCCTGGGTATCCTCAAAGGGATTTATGGCCGGTTGGGTGAAGTGGAAATCCGGGACAACAAGGCCAAAATCGAGGTCCGCAGCTTGACTCAACAGCTGTCAACCCCCATCGGCCGGATATTCACCCCGGAGTGTAACGCATCATTGGGGGATTCCCGGTGTGCGGTTGTTATGACTGGGTACACTCATGTGGGGGTGGTAAATATTATCACCAGCAATAGGGTGTTCACAATATCTGGTGCGGCGGCTGGAAAAGCTGGTGATTACTACAATTATGGTAAAATAACTTTCACGTCTGGTTTGAACTCAGGAATAACGATGCAGGTTGAGAATTCAAACGCGGATGACACGATATATCTAATTGAAAGCATGCCGTATGATGTTGAAGGCGGCGATAGCTTTACGATTTATGCTGGATGTGACCGGCGGGCATATACTTGTAAAAACAGATTCAACAACTTCCCCAATTTCCGAGGGTTTCCCAACCTCCCCGGCTTGGATAAGATTGTGGTGATCCCCATGAACGTACAATGGACGGAATTTTAACATGGCGAGCATCGGCCAATACCTCGGATTCATCGGGATGGCGGTGGGGGGTGTTGTCGGATTTTACCTTGGCGGGCCGTCCGGGGCTTATGTTGGGGTGATGATCGGGGGTATGCTCGGCGGGGTGGCTGGTGCGTATTTTTTCCCCGAAGGGCCAAAGATGACGAATGTCCCTCCCCCGGTCCCTGGTGAAAACCGGGTTCAGATCAGCACCTATGGTGGGATGATCCCCCTGGTTTGGGGGGCCAAGCGCATCGCCGGGAATATCATCTGGATGTCCGCCATTACAGAAAATTTTATCCGTGAGCGCCATCGGGTTGATGGCACCCGGTATTACGTGAACCGGCGGGAGTTCACCTGTAGTTTTGCCGTGGCGTTCTGTGAGGGGCCGGTCAAGGCGGTCAAGCGCATTTGGGTCAACAACGAGGTGTTTGTGGACTTCCGTGATACTGGTGACCCCTACTATACCGCCACCGGCGATACCCCTACCAATTTGGACGAATCTGAGGAACTGTTCAACCAGTACTATGCCTTATACCTGGGGACCGAAGCACAAACAGCCGATCCTACCATGGTTGCGGCGCTGGGGGCCACGGAGGTTCCCGGCTATCGCGGCATTTGCTACGTTGTGTTTCAGAACTTCCCTATTGGGAAATTTGGGCGGTTGCCCACGGTGGAAGCCGAGGTCATTAGGACCACTCAGGCGGGGGTGGAAACCGATGAAATGGCCGAGGTGGTCACTGAGGAAATCGCGGGGCTGGCCGGGATCGCTGCGGCGAGTATGGATTTGACCGATTGGGCCGCAATGGCTGTGGGGGGTTATGCGGTCACCCGACAGATGCCTGCCCGGACGGCACTTGAACCCCTGCTTCAATTTTGTAAATCTGATGTGTCAGAGTTGGATTGGTTGCTCCATTTCGTTCCGCGGGGCTCATCCTCCGTTGTTTCCATCGACAATGATGATCTGGGGGTGGTACGGGATGATCCTGACGCGGATGCGGACCGGCTTGTGGAAACCCGGTATCAGGATGCTGACCTGCCTACCCACCTGACGATGAATTATGAAAGTCGCCTCCGGGATTACGATACGGGGAGTGTGAATGCGGTACGGATCGACAAAGTTCATTACCTCCCCATGACCATTTCGATGGCGATGGTGATGACTGAGGTCCAGGCCAAGCAGCTGGCAGAAATCCTCTTAAAAACCCTTTGGGGAAGCCGCACCCGGTATCGGTTCGCAACCACGGGAAAATACCTGTATCTGGCCCCGAGTAATATCATCACCGTCGGCGGCAAGAATATGCGTATCATCGAAATGGTTGACCGGCGGGGGCTTATCGAATTCACCACTGAATCCGATGAGGGTGGGGCTTATACCAGTGAGGCGGAGGCGGATGATATATCGTTCGTCCCGCCCAGCCTCACCGCCAACAAGATCATCCCCAGCGTTTTCTTCATTGACTCGGCGTATTTTTATGATGACGATTATGCGTTGGGATTCTATGTGGCATTTTACGGGGCGGCCGGTGAGTTCAACGGCGGGATGCTCCGGGTGTCCCGGGATGATCAGTACTCCTGGGACACTGTGGCCTATGCGGATGCGGCCTCAGCGGTAGTAGGGACAATGGAGGAGGTGTTCGACGGGTCAAACTTCGACACCGACCTCACGATGTCGAATCAGACCCTGGCCGATACCCCAGCCCAGATTGCTGCTATCGGTAATGAGTCCGTAGGGTGGGAAATCATCCAGTTTGAGGGGGCCACCCAGGTGAGCGGAACCGATCACACGTTCACCGTGGATACGATCACCCGAAATATCAACGGATCTCAGTTTACCCATGGCACCGGTGAATACTTTATCCTGTTGAGCGGGCGGGTTTCCATCGACAAGGTTTTCATGAATGCCTCCGAGGTGGGGGTGTCCCTACCGTACCAGGTGGCCAGCCGCACCGGGTACGGGGCTGCCAATTCAGATGGTTCTCCGGTGATCAAGAATTTCACTTTCTCCGGCACCTACACTCCGTAAAGGGCGCAATGGCCTTAACCGCACAATTCATGTCTCTGGGTGGAATGGCGCTGGGGGCTATCGTCGGCGCCTATTTCGGCCAGCCCCGGTTGGGGATGGTGATTGGCGGCGTTGTTGGTGGTGTCCTCAGTTCCTACCTGTTCAAAGACAAAAACTCCCAGAACAACGAACCTCCCAAACTCCATGAAAACCGTGTCCAGATCAGTACCTACGGGACCATGATCCCCATGTTGTGGGGAACCAAACGGATGGCCGGGAACGTGATCTGGATGGACGAAATCAAAGAGGTTTACACCGTCAACACGAGCCACACCGAAGGGGGCAGCACGGTCCGGGACCGCACCCGGACGTTCACTTGCAGTTTTGCCGTAGCGTTCTGCGAGGGGCCAATTTCATCCATTATCCGTATGTGGGTGGACAACGTGATATTTGTGGATTTCCGGGACCCCAATGGGGAATTTTATCCTCCGGGGGCCGGAGCGGAAATGGCGGTGGCTAACATCGACGCATCCAGCTCCCTGGCCAACCAACGCTACACCCTGTATTATGGGGCTGAGGATCAGGCGGTTGATCCCACGATTGAAGCGGCGCTCGGCGCCGGGAACACCCCGGCTTACCGTGGGATCTGTTACGTGGTGTTTCGGAATTTTCCGATTGGTGAATTTGGTTCCATCCCCAATATCGAGGCAGAGCTGGTTAAAACCGGTTCCACCAACAATGTACAGCCATCCATAGATTTGAATAATGTAAAAAGCGGGGGTGGGTGGGCGGATGCATCACACCCATGGACGATGAATGGGAATTATGTGGTTTGCGACCGGGTCAATTGTACGTTCTACATTTTGAACGGATACAGCGAAACGGTGTTGGATGTTTTCACCACCCCCAAAATCGCGGCTGTTTCAGGAACCTATCAAACCCAGGTTTCCGGGTTTGGAATCAGCCCAGTTGATGGGCGGTTGTTTGTGTGTTTGACCAAATATGGTGGGATTTCCTATTACCGCCGCAACCTGATTTACTCAGCACCGGGCGGTGAATTGGTTTATGATAGTGGGGATTTGACGGTCAACGCCTCCACGGTTCCTTACCCGTCATACGGGGTGAATTTCTTTTTTGTAAACGGTCAGATTTGGGAACACAACATCATTGTTTACCAGGTCAACGGTTCCCTCGAATACATTGCTGGGGGAGCCAACTATTTTAATTCATATCGGCTCTACAAGTCAGACGGCTCCTACATTTCCCTGGGGACCCCCACGGTGTTTTCCTGCGATGGAACCTATTTTTACATGAAGCACCTGGGCTACGGGATAAACTTGGGAAGTGGAACCCACTACTATGTGTTAAAAATCAACCCAGCCTTGTTAAGTGTTACCGTGGTTTCTGGAAGATATGCGCTGGTGATCCCATAAAACAG